GTCGAGCATTTAGGCACAATCACAACGCCTTACACCGCTCAAAAAGTTAATGCTAGTAGCGACGCCGTACAATGCATGCTTGCGAGTTATGTTGTCCTTGTGGATCAAAGCTATTTTGATAAACTCTTCACTTGTACACTTAACACACTTATCCCTATGACTGATATCGTGGACGGTGTAGGTACGATCTATTTTAGAGACCAAGATACTAAGGGCTTTGATATCCTTATGGATGGTAATGTATCTAATGTTGCCACCGCAAATAAGATCAAGCTTGTGCAATATACTGATGCAAGCGGGACAACTCAAACGGGCTACGGCTTTAAGATTAGACGAAGAGATTTTTTAAATACTAGCTATGCTCAAGATATCTATAATATAGCCATGCTTTCAATCGATGTAGTAGTAGGATAATCATGATCATCACATATACAAGTAGCCAAACAAGTCCCATAGCTAGCCAACATGACAAGGTCATTGATCTAGCTGGTGTAAACTTACCTCAAACAAATATTCAATTGTATGGTCAAGCACAAGATAGCAATCATCCAAGTGCAAGCTTTCTCTATTCATGGTCTCTATCAAAGCCAAGTGGTAGTAGTGCAAGTTTGAGTAGTGCAACCGTTCAAAATCCTATTCTTAACAATGTGGATACATGGGGAAATTACCGCCTCTTCTTAATCGCTACAAACACTAGCACGGGGGAAAGTAGTCAAACTGATGCAATCATTGCCCCAGCTACTTCTTTTGTGCATGTTCGTGTATTATCTGAGAACAAAGGCCTTCAGAAGCCTTCTATTGGTGAAAAGAATTGGTCAACAATTTATAATGATCTTGTGGATGAGGTAGAGGGTTTTAGCGGTGCGACAAGCTTGAATGAATTATCAGATGTTGCAATTAGTGTACCAACTAATGGTCAAGCTTTAAGATATGATGATATTTTAGGTGAATGGAAAAATCAGGACTTGCCAACCGTCCCAAGTCCTAATCTAAATGTAGGTGCAAATGATGTAATCTTGCCTATCACCGCCGTAGATTTGGCAAATGATAAGCTTTCTTTTCATGGGACTACAAATGAAATTGAAGTAGCTAGATCAAAGGTTGATAACGATGTTCGTATCACTCTATCCTTGCCATCCTCAATTAATGCAAATGCAAGCACCGCCACCAAACTCGCTACCGCTAGATCAATCGCTTTAAGTGGTGCCGTCAGTGGATCAGCCAGCTTTGACGGTAGTGCAGCAATCACAATCAGCACAAGCTCAAATATCACTTTACCCGTTTCATGGATTACATATAGCCAACAAACTACCACAACAATTTTGGTAGGCTCTAAAGATATAGGCAATACAAATATTACGGGCGTTTTCAATGAGGGTACTTTATCAAAAGACTTTACTGATGAAATCGCCCTTCATCCTCATCTTATTTGGAGAAACAATACTGGATCAAGCATTAAAATCACATACATTGATCTTGTTGTTTTCAGTGGTGGATCTAAAGACGGCGGGATAAATGATTATACCTTTGATCTAGTGAAGTGCATTAATGACGAAGGTGCATTGGCTCAAAACACATGGACAAGTCAAAGTGCTACAATCTCGGTGCTACGATCTACAAATGTGAATTTCAAAAATCATCGTCCATTACCTGGTAGTTTAGATTTATCATCAAATCCTATCACTATCGGAAATGGTGAATGGTTTGGTATTCGTACTCTCACTCATCCCTTCCATCATGGCTATGGTCTAGGTGGTACTATCACCGCCTATGTAGTGTAAGGAGTAAGTCATGGAAACAGGCTTTGGCTCACCAACCTATCCATCAGTTTTCGATTTAGGTTTTGGCTCACCTTATAGCACAACTCAAAGGGATTCAGGCTTTGGCTCACCTTATGATCAAGTGGTAGCTACTAGCTCGCTTAGTCATGCCGTAGTACCTAATCATGGAGGCGTCCGTCTTCATATCTATGCTGATTGGAAAACACTAGCTAATACTACGAGATACCCTTTTGTAGTAGGTGGTTTCAAGGTTTCTTTCCTTGATAGCATGGGGCTTGTGAAAGCAATATCTCATGGCGGATTTCCCAACTCTAAAAGCCGTTGTTATACTGATGTTTGGCAAACAATGGTCGTGTGCTATGTACCACCTTTAACTAAAGGAACATACTCGATTTTAGTAGAGTGGGGCAATTACCAAAGTTTAAGGCTTAATGACTCTCTTGTAGTGGTAGATCGATTTAGAGCCTCAGCCGTCTATTCTATGAGAAAGCAAATCCCGCCATCTTTAGCCACTGGTCCACGAGATAGCCGTGTAGATAAGATTTCACAAGATGAATATGCTTTTGGCGTACTTGAGAGCATGCTTCTGACCGTAGGGGAGCAAATCCATAATCTAGTAGGTCAACCTACTACAATCCTATCCCTTGATTTTGATGATCTAATCGATCAAGTTTTGCATGTTGAGAGTACAATCGGCTTTCCAGATCAAGGCAATCTCTTCGTAGAAAATAGGCTCTTTACATACACAAGCAAGACAAGCACAAGCTTTATGGGATTGAACTTTACTAAGCTTGCATCACCTATTTTAAGAGGGGGGGTAGTTTCTTATGTTATATCCGATATCTAAAGCTGATCAGATCAAAAATGAAACTTTATTACATAGAGCAAGTGGTATTGACTTCCAAAGGATTTTAGGGATTTACGGCTTTCACCGCTTGCCCTTTATCCCCGAGCAATATGTAAGGGAAGCTTTAAGATCCGTTGCCTATGGTGCAAGGGGGACGGTTGGCACCGCTTTCGCTTTTTTCAAACACTTGCTACAAGGATGGACTGATAGCACCTCTCAAGATGTAGTCGCAATAGGTAGCCGTACACTACAAAGCACAAACTTTCATACTAGATATGAAGGTAGGTGGGTAGAGATAGATAACAAAATTTATTATCTTGAGCGAGTGAGTGGATCTACTGATTTGATCTTTAGCGATATCGCTACAAGTATGTGGACAAAAGCAAGTTTTGTAAGTGGGCAAACATACACAATCAAAATTCTTCCCTTTTGGATAGCACAAGATGATAAGGGCATATTTGCCGTATATGTGGACGGATCAATTTTTAATGCACCGATAACATATCTGAGAGAAGATGGAGAGCCAAGAGACAATGAGCCAAATGGCGGTATCCTTGTACCACAAGCACAAGGATCAGGTGATACCCCCGCTCTCTATTTTGCATCAAGTGATATCTCATCAGTGATAGCCTATGCGTGGGAACAAATCTTATCAGCGGGTATTCATGGGAAATTATTATCTAGGGAATGGACACCAGAAGGTGCACCTCAGATTTTTTCATCAATCTATAATTCTAATTTAGGCTTTTTCGGTGATATTATAGCCGTTGAGCCATCACATTTCTAATTCGTAATCGCTCTTCTTTGGCTTCTTTGATAGCCGTTTCAAGATCAAGTAAATCCTCTTGTCTCACGCCGTTGCCTAAATCTTCACCGTATGCGGTGGTAATGTTTTGCCCAAAGGCCTTGTGGAAGGGGATAGCACCTAAAAAGCGATTTCCCCATTCGCTTCCATGCACAAGCACAAAAACATCAATAGGGGTATTCTTCTTTGCCACGCTGATGAGCAAATTTGAGTAGGGAAGCTTGACACCTTTGACATCAATATAGCAATTGTCATAGACGATATCCCCAGTATCTGAGCCTCTCATTGCTGAACGATTACCCGTCTTAAAAACTTGCTCAACATCAACCTCAAGCGTGAGAGCTAGACTAGCCTCACATACAATCCCTCTCAGCTCGATTGTCTCTTGTGACTCATGGGATTTTTTAGTATTTGTCCATGAAGAACGAGCAAGATTTTGATTTGTTCTGACTCTTGCCACTTTTTTACACTTATCCATAATTTCATCTGGAATAGGTGCTAGCATATCTCTTTTTTGTAACATGGGGACTCCAATGTGTTGAAATTTGTTTTTGCTTTGTATTTATATACTATACTATAGGTATATGTGAGTCAACAAAATTTAAAAAATATTTAAAATTCAAGAGGGGGAGGCGTTGCACCTACCCCCTCAGAAACACTGGCTTGATTGCCTACATAAGAATAGAGGAATGCACATGAAACCGCAACTTTTAAAATCAGAAGAGAAGCACGATTTGCAAGTGACTACAAATTTCAATTTGAGTGAGCTTGAGTTTAGATCAGTGATACCAGATGAGTATTTAGGCAATGCAAAAAAGCTACTTATCGAATTGCAAAAAGTGAGAGACGCTTTAGGTAGTCCTATCATCATCACAAGTGGATATAGAGCAGCAGAGTACAACCAAGAGATTGGAGGAGCAACGAAGAGCCAACATCTTACGGCTTGTGCGGTGGATTGCTATGCTAAAAATTTAACGGTGCAAGCATTTCACAAATTCGTGAGGGAAGGTATCAAAGCCAAGAAATGGAATTTTAAAGGTTTAGGCTTTTATGATCGAGGATGGATACATGTAGATATTAGAGATACCCCGCATTTGGTTGAGTGGATAGGCTAGGCCTACTCCCAGAGCTTCCAACCATTTTCATGGTCATCATACTCTTCAACCTCATCAATGATTTCGGTAGCACCACAATCTTGAGCCATCTGGCATAGATCATACACATCTTGCTTGCTAGTATTATCGCAATCAAGGCATAAATCCTCATACAAGCCGAGCATGCAATCAGTCATCCAATCAAGGGCACGAGTGACTGACACGATATTGATGGGATTGTGATAGCTAGCCTCAATATCATGACCTTGCACATATACACAATCTTTGTCCATGGATACAGATACACCACACTGATCAGCTGAGAGAGTCACAAACCAAACAATGCCCTCGTCCTTGAGGCTATCAATCAAGCCTTGCATACTGGTCGCTCTCTTGATTGCAGCTAAGAGTTTGATATAATCTTTCTTGCCTACGGTGGAATGGGTGAACATGTGGAAGCCAACCTTACAACCACGACTCACCTTTTGGCTGACTTGAATTTCAGTTAAGCCTCTTGCATGAACATGAACATCCACAGTGAAACCGTTTACATGCATGGTGCTGGTCTTGATTTCAACCGCATCTACGATTGCTTGCTTCTCAGCCTTCACTTGTGCAAGCTTCTCTTCCAAAGCTTTGATTTCATCATCGAGAGCAACAACGGCTTGAGCTTGTGCGACAACGATTTGACCTTCTTCTACAAGGCCATATTGATTTGCAAGTGTAAAGGTCATGACAAGTGAGTTACATGGGGTAGTGGTATAGTGACCGTCTTCACGGACAATTGCGAACATGTCATTTGAGAAATGTTCTACGGTATGCTTTACGCCCTTGATATCTACATAGGTGCGAAGAGTTTTGGATGGATTTGCTTGAGCTTCTTGTGCAATCATTGCGTTGAAATCTAAGAACATGATTTTTTTCCTTTTGGAAGAGGTTTTGTTTTGCTTTGTTATTTATAGTTATATATGAAAATTCTTATATTGTCAAACTAAATTTAAATATTTTTTAAAAGTTTTTTTAGATCATCAAAGTTTTCAAATAAACTCGGTTGGGTACTAGGTGGATATCGTCTTGACGGCATCCCCAATCTCTTGACTACCGCACAAACATAACTTACGGAAACATCGAGGGATTGAGCAATGAACATATTTGTAAGCCCCTCATCTCGCATTGCCCTTATTCTCTTAGGTAGCTCAGGATCATCAAACTTTCTTAGTATTAGGTGCGAAAGCTTGTAGTGATAAATATAAGTTTTGATCGTACTCTCAGCCTTGCATAGTGCATCAGCGATTTCAGGGATTGATTTTTTATCTATGAGCATAGCCTCTATTCTAAGAGCGGGGACTGATCTATAAGCGGGGGAGTCACCTACTCGTATGCCATAGCCAGATAAATATGTTTGGATTGTACGGTGCGAAAGCCCAAGCTCGCTCGCTATCTCTTTAGCACACAAGCCTTCATCCAGCTTCATTTGGAGATACTCGGCGGGGGGTTTCCTCGTTTTTAGTGTAAAGCCGTGAGTATGTCGGATCTTCGCTACATAACTTTCTTGTGTACCTACTTGTTTAGCGATTTGTAGATTAGTCAGTTGCCCATCACTCTCAAGTAAATTAACGATCTTAGCGACCTTACTTCTCTTTCGATTACTATCATAAAGTTCTACATACCCAAATTTTACGATTGCTCTTCTCACTGAGTCACGATGGACATTCAGCTTACGAGCCATGTAAGCCGTTGATTTCCCCGCTAGGATCATTCTATGGATATCTTTGGGGGACATGCTTGCTTTAGCAGCTTTCTTGATCTTGACTTGCCCCAAGTAGACATAGATCAGCCTAGCAATTGTACCATCTATTTTATGGATATCGCACCAAGCATCTAAACCGATCTTACGGACGACTTGAGCCTCCACCTTTTCATCTAGCCTCATGCTCTCTAGCACAGGCTTGCACCTAATTGATAATTTTTCTAGTACTTGCGGATCCGTTGGCGTTTCCATATACGACGCCAAGAGTTGTAAATCGTCCATGATCTATTTATCCTCTTTTTATTTATTTATTTGTAGGATAAACAATTTAAAGACTACTTATATATATAAAATACTACTAATTAAAAAAACTTTTTATTTTTGGTGCAATAATTTTTACTTGTTCATTTGCTTTAGTGCAAGGAGACAATAGCCAGCCAAGTCTTGATAGGGACTTTCCCCCATAGGATCGTTGTCTTTTGCAATCCTAGAAATCTTATCTAGCATACGAACAATCACATGGATATCTTTGTATTGCTCTACTTTAATCCCTTCAGGGTAAAGAAGTTCAAGGATTTGGGTAGTTTTAGCGAAAGCATTACCGTAGGCCAAGTTCTTTTGCTCCAGTAGTGTAGCTAAATCACTAGCAATCTTGTGGAAATCGGACTCAACCATAAGTCACAATTTGCCCCAAAACATTCATGTATTGATTGCTAAGCCCAAGCTGAATGAATACTTGAGCTTGATTAAGGCTGAATTTGGGGAAAACTTTAGTATGAGCTTCACCTTTATCGTCAAAGTATGTGAGGTTGCCTTTACGGCCAATGAGTAACATCATGATCATGATCCTTTAGGAAAGAATGTAGAAATTCAAGATTTGAAGAACGAAGAATGGCACACTATCAAAATCTAGGTAAGAATACAAGTCCCTATCGTATGCTCTAAATCTTTCGGTATCAAAAGAGTATCGGTAGGAAGTATCGCCCGTTTGACGATTAACAATTGTCCAGTCATAGAGCCAACCAAGACGGTTTAGCTTGTTCTTGCATTCAATTTCAAGCGAGAGTAAGAGCAAGGTAGCAAAACAAAAGATGTAGCTTGCATGGGGGGATTTTGAGAGGATACATACGATCAAAAAGACAAAAGAAAGTCCCTTGACATACATCCTATTGGATTGTTGTGTTTCGATCAGAGTAAAGATCATATCAAGTTCTTTGTGGAAAGCTTCTTGATCTAAGTATGCATCTTCTTGCGATTGTAAGATTTCTTCGCTCATGTGTAAATCCTTGTGTTTGAGAGATACTCATAAACACAAGATCAAATATATATTTTAGATATTTTTATTTTTTGTGAGTGATACAACCTTCAGCATCAGGCTCACCGCTATAATCTCGCTTTTGTACGGTCGCTAGCTTGTTGGATACCGCCGTTCTTACATCAATGTTTGAAAGTGCAGCAAGGTGCATAAGTAGAATGTAAAGATCAGCAAATTCTTTTTCAGCATCTTCACTACCTACGTCAGTTTCTTCAAATTCAGCAATCTCATTCTTTAAGTGATTGAGTACGCCGGGGATTGTTGCCCGTCCATCAAATTGTTGTTGCCATCCCCAAATTTGTTGAGTAATAGTATCTAGTGATGGGATAAGAGGGACATAGAAGGCAACCTTATCCAAAGATTTAAGCATAGCAATTTGATCTTCATTTTGCCCCACGATAGAGTCACTCCACCTATAAAGAGGTTTGATCAAGTTATTATCTTGTAGTAGCACACCTTCCAAGCTGATATCATATAGAGGTTTGAGCAATGTTGGCTCTTGATCTAGTGAAGTGCACATATCGGCATATTGTAGCTTCTTAGCTAGTGATGAAGCTGAGAAATAATCGATCAGGTATTGTTTTACAGTAGTTGCATTTAGCATTTATTCTTCTCCCTTATGTAGTATAGCAATGATATAGTCATATTTAATACGGTGGTATTGCTTGCCCTTAAACCAAAAATCAATGACATCATCAGGTTGAGTATCCACTAGTACATGTGCACCATAACGAAGAATATTATCCTCTTTATTTGTTGACATTACTTTACCGACTACTCTACCAGCTGATTCCACTAATTTAATATCAATGAAGAGATGACCAGGTGTTGGTGTGATATAAGCAAAACTATCAATTAACTCACTACTCATAGATTGTTCCTTTGTTATAAGTTTGAAACACATATATACATATAATAGGTATAGATACAATAATATAATATAGATTATCTTATGGATGACTAAAGAAGCCTTTTGCCCCAATTGTAAAGCCTTTGCTATCTCTCACTGGATCGACTTGTAAAAGATCAGTTCTGAGAGGGAAAGCCATGAAGATAGGCATGGATACAATGTAGTAAACGCCTTCTTCAAAAGGTGGTAAATCAATGACCTTATCAAGCGGTGATTTAGTAGTGATTTTGGCTTTAATGATAGGTAGGTATAAGCCTTTTAAATCAACGGGTGCTACAACAAAATTGTGCATGCTCATTTGATCTTGTGGATTAGAGGCCTCAAGACGAGCAACAAGCCCAGACGGCTTGATTGTTGCTAGAATTGCTTGATCATCATCCATAAAGTGAATGTCATGAGGGGTAAGATTGTAGATACAACGGGTATCTTGATCAATCTCAACAAGTTTGGCTCTATCTTTGAGAGCAAGTTCTTTCATCGCAATCCCGTCATCAATCTCTTTTGGTGTTTCTGAGAAGGTCATGTGTATGAACATGTTTAAGAGACGGGTATTGTCCTCAAGCTTTTGTTTGATCAAAGCCTTGATGGATGGCAAATAAGATTTAAAGCTCATATGTCCTCTTTGTGAATATGAATACGGTTGGATGCTTTAATCTATTTTTAACATGTTCCTCTTAAATTGTATATATGTTTTTTTATATTTTTATAAAAATACGATCATTTTACCTTGTCCGATTGACTACCATCCCCATGCTCCAGTCATACCACTTGCCGAATAATCAGTGACTACACCTTCAAAAAAATTCTTGAAAGATACGCCGTTCACAATCCAGTCAAGCCAAGGTAGTGGATTTTTATCAATGTGGTAAATAGGTAGGCAGTCAAGTTGCATGAGCCTACGATCGGCTAGATACCTAATGAACATCTTGACTTCAATTTTCACGAGGCTTTCCACTACTTGAGCCTCCCCAAAGATCATGTCAATCAGCTGATCTTCTAAATCAACGGCTTGTGTAAATAGGTTTTGTATTTCCGCTTGCTCAACCTTGATATTCATCTCTTTTACATAGGTTTGATAGAGCTGAGTCATTGCTTTTACATGCAAGCTTTCATCTTTAATAGACCATTCCACAACCTCGCACATGCCTTTCATCTTGCCTTGTTGTTGGAAGTGGAGGAGCATGACAAAAGCTGAGAAAAGAGACATCCCTTCGTTGCATACCGCTTGAGCAAGTGAATAAGCCGTTTGAACGAAATCGCTAGGATTGATTGATTGCATATTGTGAATTTTATCGAGCATAGGCTTGTGATTTAAGAAGTATGCATACTCACTCTCATCAAGGCCCAGTGTATCATTAAGTAAAGCATAGGCTCTTTGGTGAGTACCCTCTCGGTTGGCAAAACTCAGCAGCATGTTTCTGATTTCATTATTCTTGAATATGGGCAAGAATTGATCCACATAGTTATCAGCTACGGCTACATCCGATTGAGTAAAAATTCTAAGGATTTGAGTGATGAATTTCTTAGCATCAGGTGATAGCGAGTTGCTCTTCCATTGCTTTACATCCTCTTGTAGTTTTGCCTCCCATGTCCCCCAGTGCATCTTCTCATGCTCTTCAGCGATTTGCATAGCCCAAGGATATCTGAAAGGCTTGTAGGTTTTGCTCTCTTTTAGTAAATCACTCATTTTTATCCCTCACATGCAATACATTCATCGAGTTTTGTCACTTGCTTAACCACTGGCTTACTGATCTTTTCAGCTTGAGTCCCCGCCGTAGTACGAAGGTAGTACACTGACTTTAAACCTTGTTTCCACGCTTGAAGATGGCAAGCATTGACATAGGATTTTGAGCTACCAGAGGGGAAGAAAAGATTAGTGGATTGACCTTGACATATATGTACTTGCCTATCCCCAGCATGTGAGATAATCCATTGTTGATCAATCTCAAAAGCCGTCTTAAAAATTTGTTTTTCTTGATCGGTGAGTAAATCTAAATGCTGAACGGATCCTTCATGAATGATGATGGATTGCCAAACCTCTTCATATTGAGTTTCACTTAGTTTTTTAGATAGTAGTAATTGATCAAGGTATTTGTTCTTAGTAAGGAATGTCCCCGCTCTTGTGCGGTGAGTGAATGCATTAGCTACCCATGGCTCAATACTAGGTGATGTATCTAGGATGATACTAGAGTTTGAATTTGGAGCAATCGCAAGTAAATGTGCATTGCGTCTACCCGTACCTAAACCATCAGGATATTCACCTCGTTCAATTGCAAGCTTTTCACTTTGAGCAACGGCTTTCTCTTTAATCAATTTGAAAATCTTATTGTTCAAACTCTTCGCTACTACTGACTCAAAGGATACTTTCTTGCGTTGTAGGTACGAATGGAAGCCCATAGCACCAAGTCCAAGACTTCTCTCTTGCCTTGCTCCATGTATCGCATTCTTGAGTTGGTGAGGTGCATGATCAATAAAGTATTGTAAAACATTGTCTAGGAAAGTGATGCAATCCTCAACGATAGTGGTATCTTTCCACTCATCAAAATATTCAAGGTTGAGGCTAGATAGACAACATACGGCTGATCTATCTTTAGCCGTTGGTAAGAAAATTTCAGAGCATAAATTTGAGCTATGTATTTGTAATCCTTGATCTTTTAAACTTTGGGGCAAGGCTCTATTAGCGGTATCCTTGAACATGAGATAAGGCTCTCCAGTTCTAAATCGTACTTCTAAAATTCTTTCCCACAATTCCCTTGCTCTTACCGTTTCTCTTATTTCGCTTGTATGTGGATCTATCAAGTCCCATGCTTTATCATCTATCACCGCTTGCATGAATGCATCACTTAAACAAATTGCATTATGAAGATTGAAGGCCTTGCGATTTGTATCACCGCCAGTAGGTAGCCTTAGATTTAGAAATTCAATAATATCGGGATGATCAATATCAAGGTAAGCAGCATAACTTGCGCGTCTAGTTTTACCTTGTCTATAAGCCTCAACATCCGAGTCAATCGTCTTAATGAATGGAATAGGGCCGGGGGCTTTTTGGGATACCGCCCGTACATGCCCCCAATAGCCACCTACCCCACCACCTAGCACGCCAAGCCAACGGTTTTCACTTGTATGTGCAATCAAACCGTCAAGATCATCGCTTACATAGGTGAGATAGCAAGAGATAGGCAAGCCCGCCTTTAGCTTTTCCTCATCCTTGATCCTTGCATTGGATAGGATGGGGGATGAGAACATAAACCAACCTTGTCGCACATAGTTATAGATACGATCAGCTAGAGCATAATCATCAGCACAATAAGCCTTGCTTGCTCGCTCAAATGCTTGATCAATTTCAGTTTCATAAGGTAGTAAATAGTAGCTCTTCAAAAGTGATAGAGCATGATCTGAGAATTGCATTTTTTAAATTTCCCCTTGTGTGAGTGGATTTTCATAGTAGCTAAATCACAAGGGGTATGATTATTTTTTAATTGCTCCTAC